TGATACATATACGCCATTAGAATAATCAGTCGTGTCTAATGTAATAGCATACGCAGTTGTAGTGTTAGCAACTGTTTGGCTTGTAGAGTCCTGAAACGCTCCATACGGCATCGAATCAGCATAGGCAACAGCAGATATAGGCACAAAGAAAATAAGGCTGTCGTAACCTATACGCTCATTGGATAGCGTTGTTGTAATTGCATTTCCTGTGGCAAGCGTAATGGAGCCAGTATTATTGGTTTTCCCATCCATAACACCACGCACTATCTCTGCGACAGCTCGCTGATCTCCACCAAACGGAGGAAGTGTACGAAACTGTGTCATCTGCCACCTTGTTGCGTAATGTCAATATTCACACCCACACAAGTAGACCAAGAACCAGACGGAATAGTCTGCACTCGCATATATCTACCAGCAGATCGTAATGGCGCTCTACCCTCTGTATCAGCCGCTACAGGTGTCGTATAGCTAATAGCATCAGATAGGTTAGCTCTAGCAGAAACAGCCACAGAAGCCGATCCACCGTCTACCAATGGCCTAGCAAGTGTAATTACAGACCTGCCAATATCAATATCGCCTGTCACAATAGACGCTGTTTTATTAGCACCACCAAATGTAATGATCTTTTGACCAGATACGCCAGCAAATAAAGGATCACCACCAGCCCATTGACGAGCATCTAGCGAGACTGTAAGCGCATCAATACTGGTACTGTACAAGTCCAATCCCTCTAGCGTAACCGATGGCGTAATAGCGATAGCAACAGCAGAAGCGGTAGTCTCAACGTAAGACCATTTGCCCGTATCAATGCTGTAAATCAGGATTAGCTGACTAGCAAATACATTAGTAAAGCACCAAGATATTAATCGCTTAACAGGATCAACAGCCGATGACATTACATTGAAGTTATTAGGATCAGCGTTATCAAAGAACCATTTGTCTACCTTGCCAGCGCTAATAGATTTAACAGTCTGACCGTCAGATACATAGAATCCGTCATTAGCTAAGAAATACGTCAATCCATTGTATTGCACGATACTGCCATTAGATAAGCAGCCAATACCACGCGAGATAGCATCAAATTGGAAGAATAACGGACTACCAATATAAGTCATGCGGTAGATAGCTTTTTCAAGCAAAACCAAGCCATACTCACCACCAGCCAAGCCCACAATATCACCACCATCAGCGATAACCTGGCTATCTGATTGACTTGTCGAGCTAGGTGTCCAATTAGATTCGTCGTTAATGTCAGACCAATAAACCTTGTTTTCAAAGCCAGCTTCATTCGCAGCCACTACAAAGTCACGGACTACAGTAATGTATTTGGCGGTAGGTGCAGCAGCAGCAACATTAACAAATAAATTAGCTGTGTTTAAATCAACTGCTTGTATTTTGCTAACTCCATTAGCTAAGAGCATTACATCGCCAAATTGTGCTGCATCCCAATACTCAATGCCAATATAGCCAGTAGTGGTCATTGCATCTAATGCGCGAGTTGAATTATTGTATTTAAAGACCTGTGTAGCACCAGCAGCAAAGAGAGTAGATGTTTGTGCATACTTACCAGCAAAGGCTGTCAGCAATGTTTGACCTGCGCTACCGCTTAAATCTGCCTCTGCTTGCATTGGCTCATAGCCATTAGTCACAGGAATACAGTTCTTGGCCTCTGTAAGCGCACCAGTAACTCCAGGCTGATCTGGCAACCATTCTCCAAATACAATTTTAGTCTGAGCCATTTAGATTATTGTCCATGTATTTGTTGATGGAGATACATCTGACCATTCCTCACCAATAATTGCACCAACTACAGTAACAGTAGCAGTAGAACTTATCGCAGCAGCGCCAGAATAAGTTGCATTGGCAGTACCTGATACAGTAGCAAGCGCATTAATAGCAGCAGTAGCACCGACAATATTACCGCCATTTGCTGATACTACAGCGGAGCAAACAATAACAGCAGCACCAATAAAAATACCATTACCGTCAGCACTTATTGTCGCAGTGCAAGTAATCGCAGCTTCACCACTATATGTAGTAGGCCCTGGGCTTGATATTGCAGCAGTAGATAGCGCGTAAAATCCAAGCATTGCTTACTCCGGTTGCGTAGGCCAAGTAATTATCCAAGGGAAACCTACCTGCGAGCTAATATCTCTTAGTTCTTGACGATACGTAGCCCAAAGAACTTTGTCTACAGGAGCGTCTGCTACTTGCGTCCAATCACATTCTTTGAGCTTGTCATTACGGCTTGAGCGTATAGACTTAGCCTGATCTGCATCCTTAGTAGCTTTATAAGCAGCCTCTTGCTCTTCCGCTGTTTGTGCTGGCTCAGTCTCAGTAGCCTCACGGTCAATAAACACAGGGCCAAGGATGTGCTTAGTAAACCACTTACCATCTATTAGCTCTACGCCAGCAGCTTGCGAGTATTGATAAACATCACCGCCTGTAGCTTGTGGCCCTTCAAACACTACATCAGCACCAAACGCATCTAGTGTTTCTGCGCTAATTTGCTGTGTGAATGAAGTGCTTGGATGAAGTGCGCGAAACTCACCCTCGTACATTACTGCGCCAGTTTCTCTGATTCGTACTTGCATGATTAGCCTTTAAGCAATTGCTAAAAATATATAAGTTGCTGCTGACACGTTAACGTCTGTAGCTGCTACCTGATTAACAATAAAGCCAGAGTTATCTGGGTCAATAGTGTCATCTGTTGTAACTTCTGCTGCTGTTGTATTAAGACTTAAATGTGGATCATTACCAGACACAATACCTCTAGCTGTGTCCCATACATACCAATCTCCAGTAGAGTCAGTGCGCTTAATCAAAACGAACCTAGCGCCAGCAGTAAACCCACAAGCAATTGTTTGTGATGATCCATTACCTGTATAGCTACCTACTTTAGAAACACCAGCGCAGGTTGCGAATAGGTAGATAGCCGCATTTACTCCACTGCCTTTTGATGAACCTCCAGTACCAGTTTTAATTGCAGTAGGGTCTATTGTTGTTGCGGTGAAATATGAAGAATAAACAAAACCCGGCAAATTTCCAGCGGCAGTGGTATTTATAGAAAGATTGCGTACATTTCCAGCATCGTTTACTGCCCCCATCCAATTTGATGCACCAGCCCTATCTTTTACAAAAATTAACTCAGGAGTAACGCCTAGATTGTGAGTTACTAATGTTCCATCAACAAACCCAGTTGTGCAAACCTCATCAAAGAAGCCCGGTGCGCGACGGAAGTTCCAAGAAATGTATGGGTCTGGACTACTATTAATTACACTTGAAGTACCAATAGTAAAACCAGATTGATTAAATGATGTCAGTCCAGTAGATTGAGTAGATTCTGCGGCAGTTGACGTAGGGGCAAGTTCTTGTTGTGCGCCTCTCAACTTGTCATATAACGCTCCGGGTCTTGTAGAGTATCCACCACCACCATTTGACCTCCATTTTGGGATTACCATATCAGGTGGAAATGAAAGCCCAGAAACAGACAAAGTTGCCCCTGTTCCAGTATATGTATTTGGACTATACACACTCGTACCCAACGTAGGCACAGCCATCGGGCCACGACGTATGGCTATGTAGATGAATGTGCCGCTATCTCCACCATCAAACGCACCCCCAAAGCCAGTATTTGTTATTCTGTATTTTGCTAATCCACCTTCAGCATCAGAACTGTTTGGTTTTAAAGTAACTGGATTATCAGATACGGTAAATCCTCTCATCGTATCCATGATGTACCAATTGCCAGTTGTGTTTGTTTGTTTGATTAGTACCCATTGAGGCTCATAGCCCAAATTTACATCCAATGGAGCGCCTGGGATTGTGTAAGTACCACACGAAATCACATTGTCCGTACCCGTTAGGCCAAAGCCACCTGCGTCGTGGGCATAAATATATGCAACATAAGTGCCGCCTGATGCGTTAACGCTTGCGTCAGTACCTACGCTAAAGACTGCGGATGTTGGGGTTGTGCTGTTCCACCAAGTTGCACCTGTTGCTGCTGCGGCTGTGGTGTTTAAAACAAGGTATTGTGTGTTTGCAAGGCTGCGGTGGTAAACAGCCCATGCTTGGCTTGTGTCTGTGCGTTTGACAATGATACAGCCGGGTATTGCGCCTAACGCATGGGCAATTGTGCGGTTAGTGGCATTACCTGTCCAAGTCACTATATCAAAAAACTTGGGCTGCTCTCGGAATGTCCATGAGACGTAGGTTTCGCTGGCATTATTGCCTTGGCTAAAATTAGCGTTTAACGTAAAACCAGTAGAATTAAAAGAATTTATATTTTCTGTACCATAATAACCATTTGCTTGTGTGTTGTTGCTGGACATTGCTTTTTCAATACCTTGTGCGGTGTCCATAAGCACATTGTCTCGCGCATTACTCCTATCTTTACACCAAACCAATCCACCTTTACCAGCTAAATCAATATTATTAGTTATTGTTATAGTTGCACTTGTACCTGTGTAGAGATACGTAGAGAATACGTCCTCGATATAGTTGACGTTATTAGATACCTGCGAGTTTTGCGAGCTAAACATTACAATCCTTACAGGTAGTTTTGACCAGCGTTTGAACCAATCCAGTTTGTTCCGTCAGCAACAAATACATACTTATCCATCTTACTAGCAGTAGCAGTAATAGTAGGTGCAGTTGATGCTGGCCATTTCACAGCAGCGGGCCATGTAGCTGTACGACTACCAGTAGCGTCTTGTTTAAGCAACAAAGTAAACCCTTTGCCAGCAGTAGCTGTAGGGAATGTAAACGTGCAATTACCCGTCAACGTCAGTATCTGAACAGAACCATTAGCCAAGTCAATTGTGTACGCTGTGCTAGTGTTAGCTGTTACTACTTCTTCAGTATAGCCATTGGTAAAAGTGCCAGCTTCAATGGTCTTAGCGCTTAACGTCTGTGTGTCTGACGTTCCCACTACCGTACCACTAGGCGCAGTCTTACCAGCCCATGTATCTAAATCAGCATCCCATGCTTGAACATTAGTGCCAATCTTTAGGCCAACAACATCACCGACTGAGTCTTTATAAACAGCCTTGTCACCAGGATACGTAGCAAATACGTCTTTACTGCCAGCGCTGAAGTTAACAGCAGAGCCAGCATTAGATGATTTTAGTACCGTGGTGCGGGATAACGTGCCAGCAGCAACAGTACCTAAACCTACTTCCCACTCAGAACCATTAACAATAGTGTAATAGCAAGTATTAGTATTGCCAATAGCGGTACTAAATGTTTGAAAACCAGATACAGCGCCATCTAAAGTTAGCGTGCCAGTACCTGTAGTGGTCGATGTTTCACGAACCCTATCAGCAATAACCAGAGCCATAATTTACCCCAAAGTAACTGACAGATTACCAATTGCAATAGTAAAAATATCGCCAGCAGTAATAGACTTAGATGCTGTCAATGGCGTATGGTAAAGCAAATTTCCGCTAGTGGAAGCATCAAGAATACCGATCCAGCCAACAGTTCCCCATGTGCCTGTAGCTGTAGGAAACGTGACAGCAGCGCTATTCGTAGATACGCCATCACTAGGCGCACCCATCGTTACAGCAGTACGAGCATAGGAGCCACCAGAGACTTCTGTACCTGTATTAGCGTCAGTTGGATCAGTGGTATATAAACCGACGTATACAGCAGCAGGAGCCGTGTAAGCAGTTGCACGTAGAGTTACATTAATTAATGCGTTCTCTAGGTAGTTAGACATTTCAGCCATAATATTTCCTTAATTAAAAGACATGGACATTGGTTGTCCACTGTATTCACCAGACTCATCTGCAATAGAAATAGCTGAAATAGCTCTTTCGTACAAAGTACCCCAAGTTTGCAACCTTGCATCATTCATCAAATACGGTTCAGCCTCACCTAGTGCAGCGTAAAGCAACGCATCAGGGCAGTAAGCCAAGAATGTATTACTTGCGTTAGTTGCGCTTAGAAAAGCTGGTTGCGAGTAGTACAGCATCTGCAAGACATAAGCACCATCAGGCACTGGCCCCAATTGCAACTCAGCAGCTAGTACCGTGTAGCGTTTAGGCTGACCTGATTCTGTCGAGATAGTTTTTTTATAAAACAAGTTAGGCGTATCGTAGACCAAGACACCATTAGGGTTGCCAACAATGTGAATGTCGCGCATCTCTAGGTAATCACTAGGCAAGCCAACAGTAGAATCCCCACCTGTAGTAGTAGCCTGGGCAACCACCAGCATCTGACGAATACGCAACTCTCTACGCAAACGCTGCTCTGCAAGTGCTACAAATGTGGGAATAATGCTATCTAAGTCACTGCGAGCTAGATAGCTTGAGATCGTGCTAGTTAATTCAGAGTAGCTAGTCAGTGCCATTATCGCGCCTCAAGGCTTTATCATCTACATCGTCCCAACTGTATTCATGCGTTCCAATGTGTTTAATGTGCATTGAAAGCTCATGGTCAACATAGGTATCAATACCTGCATCGCCAGCCTTTACACAGAAGAACACATCCTCACCCACTACACCTGTTGGCCCCCATCCAGCGTCAAACCACGGCGCTGTCAGTGTTTCAAATACTGTTTTACGGATCAGTACTGCACCAAATCCAACAGCAGTAACGACCTCAATTCCTTCTTTACCACGCGAATCCACATTAGACCAATGATGCCTGATACCTTTTTCATCTTCACTCTTAACCAGCAACTTTGCGGTAGGGAATGATGGTCTGCGTCTAGTTACTGCGTTCACTCCAACTATGTCAACCTCACGGCTCAACATAATCGTAATTAAATCATGTGGGAACCTCATGTCGCTATCAATAAACAGAACAGCGTCACAGCCCTCTTTTAAAGCCACCTGTGCCAACTTCTCACGCTGGTCGAATATCAACGTGCCTGGCATTGTATAAAGGCTTAAACCGCCTTTACCATCCTTACATCTAACTGAAGCATCATGGGCGCACATACGGGCAAAATCAAACGCAAAACCTGTATGTACTTCATCACGGCAAGGTACGCAAACGCCAACTCTCATACTGTTCCCCTATAGATTTTCAGTGCAGCCTGGTCAGGATGATTAAGCCAACGTCTAAACGCTTTATCATCTACGATTGCAAAGCCTCGCATAATCCCCATCTCGTTTAACTTATCAATCGCTGTAAACGGTATAGAGCCAATCAAATGCAAGTCATCTGTATCGCCTGTCCTGGCCTTATCTACTTCCTGGAGAACCTTGTTCCTAGCAAGAATGTCTGTAATGTCTTGGTTAGTCTCGATGATAATACCGCCATCACCATCCGCATGAACTTTTTGATGTCTAAAGTTTGTCATTGGTCTTTATAAAAAGCCCCCAACCGAAGTCAGGGGCTAGTTTCATTACAGAGAGAAGTCCAAGTCAGCCACGATACCGTGAGCAGCTTCGTTCTTCACTTCCAAAGTTACTTCAGCAAGAATCTGAGTCTTGTCGCTATCGCCAGCTTTAGCCAGTTCATTCGTCATGAATGGGCGCAGGAAAGCCATAGCAGCGTACTCAGGATCAAGGATCAGCATATCGCGTGAGCGCATGAAGCGATCAGGAACGATAGACAGTTGACCGAAGT